TTTTTAAGGTCCTGTATTTCTTGGGCAGCAATTGCTATTGGATCATCAGAATTTGCCTGCGTAGGGGCTGTTAGAAGCCATCCAAAGGCTAAAAAACTGGCTATTGCTATACGTATTAATCGTTTTATTGTCCTTTCCTCCAACAATAAGTAATAAGATGATTATATCATTTTATTATAAAAGAAAAGGGAGCCAGTTTCCTGACTCCCAATCTTTTTAAGTATTAATTACTTAACAAGTGTAACCTTAGCCTTTGGATTCTTTGCATTCCATTGACGAGCCAACTTATTGAAAGCATCCTTAAGTGACTTAATTGCTGCAGCATTATCTGCTGTCAACTTAGCAATCTGTGCATCCTTAGCAGCAAGTGCATCTGATGCAACCTTAGCAGCAGCAGCAGCCTTGTCAACTTCTGCCTTTACAGCAGCAGCCTTGTCAGCATCAGCAGCAGCCTTAGCAGCAACAGCATCAGCAGTAGCCTTAGCAGCAGCAGTAGCAGCATCTGCTACAGCCTTAGCAAGAGCAGCATCTACTGCAGCCTTAGCAGCAATAGCAGCATCCTTAGCAGCCTTTTCAGCAGCAAGTTCTCCAAGAAGATCACGAACTGTGATTGTCTTGACTACGCTTGAAGTTACTGTGTTGAAACCTGTTACAACAGATGCAACATCAGATGAGTTTGTAACAGAAACAACAAGGGTTGAAGAACCTGTTGTTGGAAGTGTTACCTTAAAGTCTGCTTGACCAAAGTTAGTCAAAGTAGCACCAGTTGTAGCAGTAGTTGTATCAAGAGTTCCACCAACAACAAGTGCTGTTAGACCCTTGCCTGATACCTTGTTACCAAATACGTCTGTTGCTGTTACTGTTGCAGTTACAACACTTGAGGTTGTTCCAGCATCAGCAGATGAAAGTGCAAGTGTGTTAATCTTTCCTGCAGTTCCTTGTACATAATATGTTAGGGTTGTTCCCTGATTGGTAATTGTTACAGTACCAATTGCAGTTGTCTTTGTATAAACCCAAAATGTTGCAGTTGTTCCTGTTCCAGTTGCAATTGTCAAAGATGAAGATCCTGATGATGCAGATACTGGTGCAGCAGATGTGTGCAATGCAGAAACAATTGTTGCATTTGTTGTTGATACGGTTACTGATGTTCCTGTGTCAACTGTTGCAACAAACTTGAGTGCGTCAGCAGCGTCAACTGTGTTGTCTGCTGGTACTGGCAATGTAGCAGGTGTAGCAATTGCGGATGCTGTTGTATTAGCAGTTCCGTCAAGTGATACAGCGACTGTCATTACGGCTGCGCTTGCAGGCGAAGCCACGATTGTTGCGGTAGTCATGGCTGCAACCACGGCTAGAGCGATTTTCTTTAATGAATTCATTTTTCTCCTTGTATATTCATTTTATTTATATTGTTTTTAGCCTATCCAAATAGTCATTTATTTCTTCTATTTGACTAGGTTTATAGTGTATCACATTCTCTGGGAGACTGTCAATTCGCTTAGGCTTGTCCCTAAATGTATGGACTTCAACCTCAAGGTTTTGATCCCTTGGAGTATATGAGATAGCACCAAAAATAGATCCGCACACAGCATCCGCTAAGTCCTTAGATTTTTTGCGTGGGTGGTCAACTTTATCATTTTTCATAATCTTAAGTTCTGTTAATTCCTCAAACAAAAGTTCGATAGCAGGCATAGCAAGTCTTTCTTCATATACAAGCATAGCCATATCCTCGTAGTGTTTCTTTGCCACAGATACAGTTTCTGTTTTCATACCTACCGCCTGTAATTCATTTTGAATATCAAATGACTGCCAACGGTCAAATGTAACTAAACCAATATTAAATCCGAGTCTGCGTAGGTTTTGTATCCACTGCTTTACCTCAGATAAATTTACTGGACCTTCTACCTTCGGCTCCCACCATGCTACAGCGTCTACAACTACTACTGGGGATATCTGCTCGTAGTCTTTAATTACCTGCACATTAACCCATTTCTCAACATGTGCAATTGCTACTGCACACTTGTCATGCTTTTGTGCAAGGTCAGCATGAACAAAATAAACCTTTTCTGGATCTGGCTTAAAGTTTTCTTCAAACCTTCTGAAGGTATCAAGAGGATTTCTAATACTCATACAGGCTCTTACTTTATCCGCCTGCTTAAAAAATGCATCAGAAGCATATGTAGGAACGCAAGCAAAACGCATCATTGCATCTCCAAGGTCTGTCATAAAAGCAATCTTAAAATCATCAATTTTTCTTGTTGGATTTACTTCCCATGTTGGTCTTTTGATAGCAAATACTCCAGGGTACTTGTATGATTTAATATGATCTTCATCCCAAGCAATGTCAAACCAATTATCTTTATCATCTTCAGGAAGTAATGGATTAACAATAAATCTATGTGTTTTTGACACTGTTTCTTTTTCAGCAATTACTGCTTCATACCGCTCAGAAATAAAATCTCCGTTGTATCTTGGGAATGAAAGAAGAACTACTTTGCCAAGATCTGGGAAACGAGAATCAACAGATCCACGGAAAGCCTTATAAATATTATCTGCTGTTTTGCCTTGCTCATTACCTGTTGCTACTTCAGATGCAAAACCTGAAATCTCATCAAGAACTGCAAGCAAAAGATTAAGTCCCTCATGTGATTCTCTTTCTGAGTGACCAGAGTAAACGGTTACAGACTTATCAAAACTGATAGAGTCTACCTTTGCTTCATACTTACCAGCAAACCATGGTGATCTTTCAATCTTTGATTTAAAGCCTTTAAAGAAAACATTCTTTGCTTGCTGTGCGTTAATGGCAACATTGATTAAGTCTATAGCGTCTCCAGATGGCTTTCCGAAGTATTTTGCAGGGTCCTTAAGACAAAGTAGTTTGTAAACAATATAAGCACAAGCAACAGTGGAAGTAAAATCTTTACCGCTACCCTTCCCCAGTTGTAAGATGATTTCGTTCTTTGTATATTTTTCAAAATACTTTGCCCCCTCTTCTTCACCCATTATTATTTTAAGATCTTCTTTTCTATAAATCTGACTCATTGCTTCAACAATGTCATATTGAATATCTGATAAACCAGGCTGCCCCAAATAATCTGGTGACTCAACAAATGTTTTAGCGTCTACTGGAGTTTCTTCAAAGTGGTTATCGGCAAGAGCCTCAAGAAAATCATCAAACTTCATGGACAATTGTAATCACTTCATCCTTTTTAGCAATATCAGAAAGTCTACGCATAATCTCATCACGAATTTCTGGATGCTCAGACGCTATATCTCGAAGAATTGCCATAAGAACTTCTTGCTTCTTTTCAATTTGTAGCATCTCTTCTGCTAATTCTTTATTCTCAAGTAGTCCTGCTTTTTGTAACATATCAATTCTCTTAGACTCAATGTCCATAACTAGTTTAATTGCAGCAGTTTTTGCGCTAAGATTATTGGTCATAGATGCTTCATCAATAACTTCATAAGACTTACTAATCAACTTGTTGTAATGTGTATCTGCAACAGCAAGTGCTTCTTTAGCACGAGCACGAATTGCATCGTTAGCAGAAGCCATTACCTTCCACTCATTAATATGTTGAACTACACGAGTTCTTGGAATGGCAAGATCTTTAGAAATTTTAGTTGCGTCGTTACCTTTTAAATATTCTCCAACAACTATATTGATCTCATCTAGATGCTTAACTAAATCTTCTTCAGTCGACATTTCTTTCCTTTGCTATTTTTAAAAGTACAAGGTAGCCAATTAAATCGTCTATATCGTTGTCTCCTGGATACTCAGAGCCTTTCATAAGTCTGCTTAACTTATCATCAATACGAACATGTAACTGTTCTCTAGGATCTGATTTGCTAAAAATTCTTACAGGGCTAAGTGCAGAATCTCCATAAGCAATATTTTTATCTATCAACATTTTTGCAATGTTATGACATGTATCTAAAATTTGTATCCCAGACGGGGCACCAGTAGAATGCAAATACAAATCTTGACAACTAAAATTTTTAACATCTGAGTATACTGGTTCTGGTCTCATCGCTTTGACTTCCTTAATCCAAACTTGGCAAGGTATACATAAACAGTTTCCACACTAACCCCACATTCTTGTGCTATGGCCTCTGGAGTTTTTTTATCAATATGATATCTTTTCTTAAGCCATAATTCATTTGTATATAGTTTAGCAGCCATAGCAGTTCCTGTCAAATCGCCTTATCCCAATTATTTATTGCCCAATGTCCTATCCCAGCAGAGTCAGCAACATCGTTATCTATTATTTTTTTATCATAAATAACATCTAATAATTTAATCGTTCTTTGCTTTCTAAAATCTCTTTCATATGTTTTATACCAAGAAGTTGACTTGTTCGGATTTAATGATCTTATGTGTATCTGTTCTTCCTTAGTTAATTTTTTATTTCCTAAATAAGATTGCCAAGTAATTGGCGATACCTTTCCTATAATGTTGACACCAGCCAGACCAGCACCACCAATTATTGCACCCTGAACAAGAGCAAGATCTGCAGCAGTTTTCGGGGAATTCATAAAAACAGTATGTTCAATTACGATAGCCTCAACAAGATTATAGTGCTGGAATAATGCTTTAGTTTTTTTATTTGCATCTATAACTTTTTGATATATATCTTTTCCCTCAAAAGTAATTTTGCCATGATCTGATAAATTTTTATACGAGTAGATAGTAAAAGCCAAACTGTTAGTGCTTGCATCAATAGCACAAATAACTCCAGGCTGAACAGATAGTTCTGGCCTAAAATATCTATCTGTTTCTTTTGCTTTTGTCATTAGACATTCCTTTTATTTGTCCTAAAGTTTTTTTAACATCGTTTGGATTTATGTTACAGTTATTGCATAAAACATCATCATTATAAATAGATAGTTTTTCATTGCATTTTTTGCAGCGACGATCTTTTCCTTTTCTTTTTTGTCTTCTTAAATGGACATATCTTTGTGAAATTTTTTCTTTTGTTGCAAGTTCTCTACAACTATCAGAACAGTAAATCTGATAGGAAACATTAGAAATAAAGTTAGACTCACACCATTTACATGTCTTCATCTTTCAGCAACTCCAGAGGTTTAAGTTTAATTACCCCTGTCTCTGCTTCAGCACATGCTTTTTGAATTGGACAAACTTTACAGATCTTAGAATTGGAACGATAAGGTTTTTGTGGCAACTCTCTATCTTTCCAAGACTTGTGTACTGTTCGCATCCAATCAAAAGCCTGGTCTACCCACCGACGGTAATGATCGTTTACTACTACAGGCAAAGTTAACAATTCATGATTATTTTTATTTTCATAAATCATTACACCCTTACCAATTTTCCAAACCTTCATATAGATTAATAATTGCATAAGATGACCCATCTTAGGCTTTCTACTATTCTTTTTATATTCAAATCCTTCATTAGTTATTGTTTTAATTTCACCAACTAGTCTTTCTCCATTATAATTAAGCATAACATCACCATAACCATCAAACGGAGGATCTTCTGTCTTAACTCTAAATTCCATTGATGGATGTGTTTGCTTATTATACTTTCTTGGAAGCGGATCCATTTCCATATCTTGATCAAGAAGTCCAGACGCTTCTATAGCCTCTTGTATTCTTTCATGTCCGAGAGTTCCATTAGTTCTATTTGCAACTCCATACGCATCTGAATTATCATAGTGAACTTGACCATCAAACGCAAGGTACCAATATCTTGGACACTCTCCAGCGCCATATGTTAGACCAGAAGCAGAAAAGTTATTCTTTTTAGTAAACTTTGGCTTTGTTTTTGTTAAGTATCCA